GCCTGGTGCAACAACAACTACTTTAAATGGTGCCATTAATGATTCAACAACAACTATTGTATTAACTGATGCTTCTCAGTTTCCTAGCACAGGAACTAACTTTATTAAAATAGGAACTGAAGAAATGTCTTATACAGGGATTACTAACAACACTTTAACAGGTGTAACTAGAGGCGTTAGAAATACAACAGCCGCGTCTCACAGTGATGGAGCCACAGTCACCGACACATCAGACTTTGTAGCGTGGGGTGAAGCAGCATCAGGAGACTTAGTCATTGAACCTGGTATGTGGTCTATAGATAATTTTGGTGACAAAGCTATTTGTTTAATTTCAAACAATGCTTGTTTTGAATGGGACTCTTCATTGTCAAACGCAACAACAACTAGAGCTACAATTATATCTGGTGCACCAACAGCATCAAGGCATATGGTAGTCTCTACTCCCGATAGACACTTAGTGTTCTTTGGAACAGAAACAACTATTGGAGATGCACAAACACAAGATAACATGTTTATTAGATTCTCAGATCAAGAGGATATAAACACATATACACCAACAGCAACCAATACAGCTGGTACACAGAGATTGGCCGACGGATCAAAGATCGTAGGGGCTATCAGAGGTAGAGATGCAATTTATGTTTGGACTGATACAGCATTATTTACACAACGTTTTGTTGGTCAACCTTTTACCTTTGCGTTCGCACAGGTTGGAACTAACTGTGGATTAGTTGGAAAAAACGCATGTGTTGAAGTTGATGGTTCTGCGTATTGGATGTCAGAGAATGGTTTCTTTAGATATGCTGGTAAACTAGAATCACTACCATGCTTAGTAGAAGATTTTGTATACGACGATATTAATTTAACATCTGGTAACCAAATGGTATCTGCTGGATTAAATAATCTTTTTGGTGAAGTCATGTGGTTTTATCCAACTTCTACGTCATCTGTTGTAAATAGAATGGTTGCATATAACTATTT